CAGGGCGTCAATCTTTGCCAAAGCCGATGCCCTTGAACAGACTGCCAAGCCCGCCACCAAGTCCACCAAGAAGCGAACCAAACCCACCGCCACCGCCGCCAAGCTGTGCCGCGCCGGGAATCGGGATGTTTGGCGCAATCGGCAACCCGCCAAGCGAAAGCGAACGAGGGGCAGAGATGCCGCCGCCCAACGCGCTGGACAATGCGCCCAGCAATCCGCCACCGCCTGAACCGCCACCAAGTATCGAAGCCGCACCACCGCCGCCTGCGAATCCGCCCGTCGCAAATCCGCCGCCACCGCCACCACCGAGAAGCGAGCCGAGAAAGCCGCCGATGCCGCCGCCACCTGAAGCGCCGCCGTTGCGTGGTTGCAATAATCCGCCAAGCAAAACGCGGGTTAGGCTCTTGAGAATGTCGCCGACCAGAGACTTGAAGAAGCCTAGCTTTTGCGTCAGCTTATCAATGCCGGAATCCACCACACCGAGAACGGAATCCTTGAAGCTTCTGCCAATTCGCTCAAACGATTCGGCCAGCGTTTCAGCTTCCGAGCGGAAACCCTTAAAGAATGCCTGCGTCGGTGAAAGCTCTTGGCCAAGCGTTTTCAGTTGTTCGATTTGAACTTGGATGCGCTGAAACGCTTCGCCGTCATTGAACGGGTCAAGCGCCTGCTGCTGAATGCGCAATGACTCAATCAGAACGTCGCGATATTGGCGCTGGATGGCCAACGTCGCCTGTTTGCCTTGCGCTTCGGACAGGATGCCCGCGTTGACGACGTTTTGAATCTGTAATTCTTGCTCCTGTAATCGTAAATCCTGAACGCGGAAGTCCAGCGCAGCCTTGTCTGCCGCTTTGCGCACTTCAATGGCGCGGATTTCCTGCTCGCTCAGGTTTGCCCCTACGGCACGCCCACTATCGGAAAGCTTCAGCGCTAGCCCCTGCGCCTCTTTCAACAACCGGAGTTTTTCTTCTTCCAGCGCCTTCAAAGCTTCGCGCTGGTTGGCCGTCTCCGCGTCCGTCAGTTCTCGCGTTTTCAGTGTCAGAAGTGTGCGAAGCTTGAATAGTTCCGTTTCGAGGCGAATCTTTTCCGGCGTGCCTGCTCTGGCTGCGTTTAGCGCGGCTTGCTGTGCCGCGATTTCCTGTTGGAGCGCGTTTATTTCGTTGCCGATGTTTGCCTGCGATAGGCCAAGCTTCGCGTCGTAAAACTCGCGAATCGTTATCTTTTTATCATCGTACAGGCCTTTGAATTGCTCAAGTTCTCGCTTGTTCGCGTCCTCCTGAAGCTTATTGCTTTGCTCAATAAAGGTTTTCTGCTGGGTTAGCAGGGCTTCCCGAAGTTGGCGGGCTTTGGATTCCGCGCTTTCACCACCGCCACCACCAAGCGACGCTTTGGGTTTTGTCGGGTCAACGTCAGACGCTTTTGCGCCCGCCGCCAGCAACGCCGCCCTTGATGGAGCACTGGCCGAAGCGCCAACGCCTGCCAGTTGCCGTAATCTGCGTTCAAGTGCAACCAGGTCGCCGCCCAAGCCGGATGCGGCGATGCTTTGCTTGATAAATTCTTCGGTAGTCTTGCCCGATGCTCTGGCCGCTTCACGGAAAGCAGCACCGAGCGCGATATATTGCTTTTGATTGTTGGCCGCTGCGTTTTTGGTGTTGTCTAGCTCGCCGGAAATTTCGCGGATTTTCTGCGCGTAGACCTCAGCGGCAGACACGCCCGGCCCCGCCAGTGAGCGGCCAAATCGCTCACCTGTCTTTTCCGCGTCAACCTGTTTTCGTGCATACTCTTCGATCTTCTTGTTGAGTGAGTCAATTTGGTCGCCGTAATCGCCCAAACCGCCAACAGATCGTATCTGATTAACTATATCTGCGCCCGCATTTGATGCTGCAACGCGCTGCGCTTCCAGTCGCTTTTGGTTTGCCTCATCCAAGACTTGAACCAGTCCGCTAAGCTTGCCGGTCAATGTTTCAACGCCGCCTGATTCTTCGGCGTACACGCCAACGCGGGCTTTTTGTACAGGGTCAAGCGCATCATAAAGGCTTTTGATTTTAGATTGCTCTGCTGCGTTTAGTGATGTTTGCTCTTGAAGATTACGAAGGCTGTCAACTTCCTGTTGACCGACTTTGACGCGCTCCTGCGAAGCAACTAAATCATTTTTGGTCTTGATGGATACTTGCTCTGCCGTGTCGCCGAATAATTGATACGCCGCAACTACTGCGCCAATCACAATTGCCAATCCACCGAGCGCGAGCGCGACAGGCGGAACAGCAGCGGCAATTCCGCCAAGCGTTGCGCCAATACCAGCCAGAGCGCCGCCTTCCAAAAATGCACCCGATATGAGGCCACCCGTGCCGAATAGTTTAGATGCAACAGTTATCAGGTTGCCCAATGCGCCAAAAGTTTGAATTAGCCCGCCAAAGGCGATGACTAGCGGGCCAATAACGGCTGTCAGTGCGCCCAAAACAATAATGGCCTGCTGTGCGCCCTGTGGCAGCGCAGAAAAGGCCGTAGATAGCCTTTCGATGATCGGCACGGCACTATCAACAAGTGGTTTCAAGGCTTCGACTATGGCCAAGCCGAGCGGACGCAATGCGACCAGGATTCTGTCTTGTAACTTCTCAAACTGAGTGCCGAGCGATTCAGTAATGCCCGCAAGCTTTGGATTATTCTTTGCGGCTTCGGCAAACGCAGCAAAGAAAGCGTCAGTCGTTGTGATGCCGAGCTTTTGAGCCGCTTCCTTGATCGCCCAAGCTACAGCGTCAGCTTCATCAATCGACTTGTAGCAACCTGGGCCGAAGGGAACGCGAACGTAGGCGCCGCCAAGGCGAGGGGCGTACTGGCGTTCGCCATCCCAATGGACAGGCCATGAGGTTGGGCGGCCACGCGCAAGGCGTTCGTTCAGTGACTTTGGCTTTTCGCTGCTCACTTGCTTACTTTCTGAGCCATGAACTTTCCGCGCTTCTCTTTCGGAAGTTCTAACAGCAACCGAATTGCAAGAGCCGCTGGCCCACTTGGCCCCTCAGCCGCATACGTCTGCGCTGTGCGAGGGGAGACCCCAAGAAGGGGCGCCGCCCCCACCTGGGATAACCCTAGCTTGGTGAGAGCGGCGCGGTATTCGTTAGCGGTCACTTAGTCTTCCTTCGTTTGAAAGAGAACTTCTGTGCCAGAGAGATTGATGACGCGAACACCAAAGGCCCAATCCCGCTTAAACCATTTTGCGTAACGGATGGCATAGGGCGTATCGGTGAATTGATGGCGGACAACTTTCCAGTTGTTGCCGTTTGGCTTCAACTGGATTTGAACGTAGCACTCAGTCATCTTGAAATTCCCGCGGCCCCGTGGATAATTCCCCGAAAGCGACAAACCCTATATACGCAAGTCCCGCGCATACGTCAATACTGCTTACGCAGATTTTTCCGGTTTCCTGGGATAACCATTGACCAGCGAACTCCGCACATCCCAACGCGCGCACCGCACAGTCGGGTGAAACGCTTGCTCTCGCAGATCGATTTGAACCACATGGCCACGCGCTCGCCAGTAGGCTTCAATTTTCAGCTTCAAAAGCTCTGCACCTGCTTTGCTGGTGTAGTCAGCCTCTGCGTAAGTGCGCCGCGAATCAGTCACGCCAAAATCTGCTAAAGCCATTACCTACTCCTTACCGCTTTAAAGAATTGCGCGCCGGCCATAGCCCATTGAACCGGCGCGCGCCTGAAGCCCCCTTCAGGTGTTCTGGTAGCCCTTCATCACTTCCTCCCATTCGCGCTGCACGTCCTCTTTGGACACGCCTGGCAGAATGCGAGTTTCAGCAAGGGCGAAAAACTTAGCCATGAGCTGATCGAACTCAGCTTCATCCATCTTGTGAAAGGCGATGCTATCAGCCTCAACCATCACCTTGCCGGAAGGCAGGACGGTTTCTTCGCAATAGCCAAGCGCGATCTGCACAGCCTTTCGGAATTTCGTGAGGGTAGGGTAGTAGTCTTGGTGTGGAAACAGCACCGCCAGCAAGGCGAAGAACTTGTTGTGAAAAGTTACGTTGCGCGGTCGCGTGATCGTAACACGCACCGTCTCGCCATTCTTGAGCGAGCTAAGAGCTTCCTCGCCTAGCGCATCGAACGGACGCAGAGCGCCCATCTGGCGCTTGAGGAAGCACTCAATCGCCATGACGCTCTAGCTGCTTGATCGTGTCGTCAATCTCAGCGTTGAAAATCTCCACGTCCTTTTCGAGTTGCGCGATCACCGCGTCATCTCGCTCCACGCGTTGAGAGAAGAACCGCAGTCGCTCAGGCAAGCGCGGGTCAAACGAGATGAAGTCCGTCCAGCGCCGTCCAGTGCAGGCCATTTCCCATTGCATCTGCGTGACGTACTTTGGCGGGACGCGTTGGCTAAGCAAATTTTCTATGTGCGTACTCGTAAGCGGGCACTTCACCTCAACCAGCCCGTCATCGCCCACAAAGCCGTCCGTGCTGGCGCCAGCCCATTCAACGCCGGGATGGATCACGAAAGCTGCCGGCGCTACAGTCACGCCCTCACGAAACTCATAGGCCGCAATCGCGTGAGGCTCGGTGTCGATGCCCCATTGCATAGCGGCGTTTACATAGCCGCTTTCGCCGCAGCCGCCCGTCAGGCGCTCCACGATCAGCTCAGCGGCGTAGTTTGCGCGGCTGGTGCTCCATCCGGTTTTGGTCTTGGCGAGCATGTCGCAAATGCGAGAGGCGGTTACGCGGCCAACGCGCGCGGCCTTCCAAGCTTCTGTGTCTGATTGAAGGATCACTTGGTGGCCTTTTTCTTTGCCGCTGCATCAATGGCTGCAATGACGTTGGCATACTCATTCCGCCGAATTTCGGGGAGCGATCCGATCTTGAAGTATTTGCACAGGCGCTCTGTGTCTGAGCCGGTCTCATCAATCTTCTTTTGGATTGTCGCTAGCTGCTCGTCGCTGATGGGATCATTCTCAGTTTGCGCTTCGCTTGACTTGCCGTCATCGTCAGCCGCCGCTGCAAGGCCAAGCGCCGCCTTGAGCGTCATGCGCTGCAGATACGTAAGCGTAGAGCCAATAGCCTGGATGCCGTTCTTATTGCCGCTCTCATCGCGTGGCGCGCTCAGCGTGTTTTCTTCGCTGTAGCCCATGCGGTGAGAGACAATGCACGTCACCACGATAGGCTCATTCGGGAGCGAGGTTGTGCGGAAGCGATAGGAGAGACCATGCTTGGAAAGGATCGGGTTCACCGTCATGGCGATTGTTGCCAGATCCTCGTAGCGATAGTTCGTGCGCTGGCCGCTCTTGTTGGTGAAGTCCACCTCGCGTGTTTTGACGATCACTGGAATTTCAGCGCTAGCTGCAGCCATCGCTTCGTCAAACGCCTTGCGCCCAAGGTTTGCCTCATAGCGCTCCTGCAAGCCCATGAGCTTGTCCAGAACGTCAATGCTCTGGCCGTTCTCTACGGCTCTGCTAAGCATCTCCATTGGGGTGAGGGCGGTTGTACGCGTCGGCACATTCGAGACTTGAACCTGTTTACCCTCAACCTCGATAACGATCTCGTCTTCTTTTCCGTCTGCCATGTTCAGTCCTTTGCTTCGATGGGGCCATCATCAGGCCTCTCGCGTGTCAAGTATTCGCGCACCTGTCCGTCTTTAAATAGGCGACGCTGCTGCGCTAATGCGCGGTCAACGGCCCGTTCAAACTCTGCCAAAGCGTCCGCTTGGATCATCGCGCCAGTTTTAGCGAAGGCCGCTAGGATAATTTCTTTTGGGGTCATTCGTCCTGTCCGTCACGGTCCTCGCTGAGGCGCATTTCAGTAGTTAAACGCGCGCGTCTGCTTAAGCTGCTCGTCCTTGTCGCGACGGAGATCATAGCACTCCATGACGCGCTCCATGTTTTGGCCGTTGCGAGCG